GGCTACAACTTCTCCGGCACCGCCCCGATGGGCGAGGCGCTCGGCGTCATGAACAGCATCAAGGAAGGTGCCAAGCAAGGCCTCACGATGGCGGCCCTCAAGACCACGGCCTCGGCACTCGGTCCCGTGCTAGGCACGCGCGCAATCGCCAAGGCCATGACCGAATCGGAAGGGCGCGCGGCGTTACTGCAGCTCCAGCGACTTCCGCCTGCCTCAGCGCAGGCGCGTCAGCTGTCGGCGTGGTTGGCGGCGAATTATGGCGCCCAGGAGCCATAGGACCGAGAAGATGCAGGCGAAGAACCCGACAGCGAGCCATGCAGCAAGGAATGCGGACAGCACGTCATGCCCGACCGACAAGGCTCCGAACATCCCGGCGGCGAAAAGGCCGATGGGCGTCAACCGATCTTTCATGTACGCGAAATAGCCCATGCTCTACGCCTACCAGTGCAGTTGCGGATTTGAGACGGAAGCGGTCAACAAGATCGCTGATCGGCACACGCATGCGCCGGTTTGTGGTAGAAACGCAACACACGGCCAGATGGGCCTCAAGCTCACGCCGCCGATGTTCCACGTTGCAACCGATGTCCACTATATCTGCCCGATGACTCGCCGAGAAGTGACGAGCCACCGTCAGCGCCAGAACATCATGCGCGAGCGGAACGTGGTGGATGCCAACGACTTCAAGCCGGAACAGGGCTTTGCCAAGGCCGAGAAAGAGAAGGCCAAGGACATGGACCTCATCCGGCAGCTCAAGAAAGACCTCACGACCGGCAGCGACCGGCCCATGAGCGAGAAAGAGCTGCACCAACTCATCCCCCAGATGGAGCACGTTTAACCCATGAGCGATACGGCCCCCACGATGCGCGAAGTCATCGCAAGGACCGACGCCGAGCTGACCGAAAAGGTCGGTGGCGCCGGCGAATCTGGTAAGACGGAAAAGTCCGAGCGTGTTCCACGTGAAACATCCAAAACCGCAATAGCGGATACGAAAACCGCAATTGCGGATTCGCCTGCCACCAATGTGGTAGACGACGATCCCCTCGCCGACTGGAACGAGGCGCCGGCATGGGCCAAGCGGTGGGGCAAGGATTCGGCCAAGGCGCTGCGCGCTTTCGCGACCGATCCCAACAACGGCGAGAACTGGAAGCACGTCGGCAATGAGCTGAACAAGCTCTACACCGACTGGGGCAAGCAGGCGAACGAGGTGGGCCAGCTTCGCCAGTTTCGCCAGCAGTACGAGCCAATCAACGATCTGCTTCGGCAGGCGAACCAGCAGTACACCATGCAGGGCATGAGCCTCCAGCAGGGGCTCGCCCAGCAGATGGCGGTGGCGCAGGCCCTTGCCTCCGACCCCGATTCGACGCTGGCGTGGCTCGCCAGCATCTACAAGCCCCGCGACGCGGGCAAGTTCATTCAGTCCATCGCGCAGGCGACCGGAGCCGACCTCAACGCAGCGGTGCAATCCGCCCCGTATGTCGATCCGACCGTCACGCAGATGGTGAATCCGCTGTTGCAGCGGTTGCAGGGCCTCGAACAGACGCTCTCCTACCAGCAACAGCAGCAAGTGCAACAGCAACAGCAGTACGTCTTGCAACACATTCAGGCTTTCGAGAATGCCGTTGACGACAACGGCCAGCCGAAGCACCCCTACTTGCGTGATCCTGAAGTCTTCACCCTGATGCTGACCGCGATGAATAGCGGGATGGTGCCGCGTGATCTTGCCGCTGCCTACGACTGGGCCACGGCGCGTCACCTGCCGGCGATTCAGGCAAAGGCCAAGGCGGCGCAGGAAGAGGCCCTTCGGAAGGCTGCCACGACCACGGAAAACTCCCAGCAAGCCAGACAAGCCAGCAACAACCTCCAAGGCTCGGCCGGGAAGGGGAGAAAAGCACCTCCTCCGAACTCGATTCGCGATGCGATTCGGGCGACGGCCAAGGCCAAGGGGGAAACCATCCCTTCGTCCTGGTAATAGGAGCTTTCAATCATGGCAGCTGCAGACCTGACCGAGTTCGTCGTCGCTTCGGCGCGCGCTTGGTCTCCGACGTTCTTCGACAACGTCACTACCAACAACGCAATGCTGAACCGGCTCATGAAAAAGGGCCGCATCGTGACCGTCGATGGCGGACGCACGATCGATGAGGCATTGATCTACCCGACGAACCCGAACCAGAGCTACAAGTGGTACACGGGTTACGACAGCTTCACCCCGCCGACGACCTCGGAAGTCCTCGATGCGGCCGAGTATCAGTGGAAGCAGCTCGCAGGCTTCATCTCGATCTCGGGCATCGAGAAAATCTACAACTCCGGCGAGGCGAAGCGGTACGACTACGTGGAAGCCCGCATGGCGCAGCTGCAGGCGCTCATGAAGAATGCCGTTGCAACGTCCATCTTCTCGGACGGCACGGCCTCGGGCGGCAAGGAGCTCGGTGGCCTCAAGCTCCTGATCGCCGACGACCCGACGACCAGCACGACCGTGGGCGGCATCAACCAGTCCACGTTCTCGTTCTGGCGCAACAAGACGACCGGCGACGTGACCACGAGCGCGACGACCATTCAGGGCATCATGAATGGCCTCTATCTCGACACGACGCGCGGCTCGGACATTGTGGACCTGATCCTCTTCGACAAGAACTTCTATTCGTTCTTCTGGGGCTCGCTCCAGCCGTTGCAGCGGTTCACCGATCCCGAGATGGCGGAGCTGGGTTTCCAAACCGTCAAGTTCGCGGGCGCGGATGTGGTCTACGACGCGAACTGCGTCGCGAACCACGGCTACTTCGTCAACAGCGACACCATCAAGCTGAAGTGCGCGCCGAATCGCCGCTTCAACATCGGTGATACGCGCGTGATCCAGAACGCCGATTACGAGGTGATCCCATGCCTCTTCGCCGGCAACTTCACCTGCAACGCGCGGTTCCTGAATGGCGTGATGTTCGACACCTGATCCCCGTCAGGCTTTCCGGGGCGCCGATTCGTTCGGGACGGCGCCCCTCTTTTCCCGAACGGAGGCACCATGTTTTCAGATCAGACCATTCAGGCCGCACTGCAGCGGGCCGGCTCGCGCGATGGCACCAATGGCGCGGCCCTTGTCGGCGGCAGTGGCGGCATCACGCACGCGCAGTTCTACATGCACGCGACGATCGATCGCGAGGCGACCGACAAGGCCGGACACACGGTCTACAAGGAAGCGCCGTACATCAAGCTCTGGGCCGATGGGGCGACCGACTCAGCCTCCCACATCGCCTCTGCGCAGGATCGCAAGGACTACCCGCAGGAGTGGGCTGCATTCGAGCAGCAACGCGCCAATCCACAGCATTCGGTGACGCATCTCCCCGGTTTCTCGGCGGTGCATTTCCGCTACTGCGACGACGCTGAGATTTACACGATCGAGGCCCTCGTCGCAGCCGACGTGCAGCCGGAGCTGAAAGGGCTGCAGGCGATGGCCACGCGCTGGCTCGCACTCCTCTCGCCCGGCGAGGCGCCGAGGCGCGGTGGACGCAAGCCCGGTTCCAAGAATAAGCCCAAGGTGAAGGCCGATGGCATCGTCGCTGAAAACCCTGCTTGACATCGTCAACGATGAGATCGGTTTCGATCGCGCGGCGAGCTACATCGGCTCGACCGATGCGAACGTTCGTACGCTCGTCTCCATCGCGCAGAAGTCCGCCAAGATTCTGCGTGACCTGAACCTCCAGAAACTCGTGCGACAGAGCGTGATCGCGCTCGACACGGCGACGGTCGATCTCTCGATGGACCCGAGCGGGCGTATCTCGTGGGTGCCGCTCCCAAGCGACTTCTACGCCTACACCTTCGATACGATCTACCAGGACGGACGCATTGATCCGGCCCAGCTGCCGACCCCTGCACCGACATGGGCCTACCTCATCTCACGCGCGGGTCCGCAAAGCCTTCGCGTTCGACTGCGTGAGCTGAAGGACCGGCTCTACGTCTTCAGCCCCGATGCCACGCAGAACATCAACTTCGAATACATCTCGAAGAATCCGATTACCGTGGTGTCGGGACGTCCGGCTCCTGCGGCAAGCGTCACCAGCGACACCTTCACGACGGACAATGACACGTGGGATTGCGATGACACCCTGTTCATCAACGAGGTGATCTGGCGCTATCAGAAGGTGAAGTCGTTGGGCGACTGGCAGTCGAGCTATCAGGATCGCAACGACTATCAGAACATTTTCCGTGCACGTGATGGCGGCGCAACGACGCTCTACCCGCCGAATGCATGGCCGTATCCGGCCGAGCCGTACACCAA